GTTAGATGATGCTGTGCAAGTGTATCAAGAAAGACACTATGATGGTATCACAAGAATGTATTTGAAATATAAAATTAAACAAATAGATATTGATAGAGGTCAAGCAAGAGGAGGAGATACATCAGCTGGAATTACTACAACCACTGGAACATCAACAGTTGGTTTATCAACAAGTTTTGATTTTGAAGAAAATCAAAACTATCTACAAATGCCTCCATCTGTAATTGGAGTTAATCAAATATTTAAAATCAGATCGGATACTGTTTATGATGGTCTATTCAATATTCGATATCAAC